TACAGGCGTAGCACCTGTCGTAACCGTTGAGGCAGAAGCCGGAGCGGTACAAAATACCGGGATGGAAACGGCTTACCTAACAGGTACCGTATCTAAGTACGCAGGCATGAATACGATTAGCGTAGAATTGTTAGAGCGCTCAGATCCTAATTTCTATGCAGAGCTAACAAATCAGCTACAAAACGCGTATCTAAAGACTCTCGATACGACAGTACTAAACGCACTAATCGCGGCAGGTCAATATAGCTCAGGATGCGATGCAGACTCAGCCGGTATTATCGAGTTTGCCTCAGACTCAGCTCGTAAGGTTTACGAAGCTACAGGTTATTTTGCTAATAACTACATCGCCAATGGATCACAATGGCAGCTACTAATGGGCGCTACAGATACTACTGGGCGACCAATCTACTCAGCATCTCAGCCAATGAACGCAGGCGGTCTAGTGCAGCCGGGATCTATTCGAGGCAACGTACTCGGACTCGATCTCTATGTAGATAAAAACTTTACCGCTACTACAACGATCGACGACTCAGCCGTGATCCTTGCACCTGAGGCCTTTACGGTTTACCAATCACCTACGGCATATATGTCAGTAAACGTAGTATCAAACCTACAAGTGCAAGTAGCTATTTACGGCTACATGGCAACTATCGCAAAAATGCCTAAGGGTATTGTTAAGTTTAACCTTAACTAAATAAACCACTAATAGTCGGTACCCCTCTTAGCCCTTTGAGGGGTACCGGCCCTAGTAAGTAAGGAGAATAAGATGCCTGCCACGTACGTAACCGAAGCCGAGCTACGCGCTAACCTCGGCATCGAAAACCTTTACTCGTCGGATATCGTCGAGACCTGTTGCCAAGCTGCGCAGGATTTACTAAACCAATTTTTATGGTTTGACTCCGCACCGGTCGTAGGTACCGCATTACAAAATAACGTAGCTACGGTAATGATCGCTAACCCTGCAATATTTAGCACCGGGGACTCCATAACCTTGAGTGGGTGCGGCTCAACTTATAACGGCACTTATACAGTTACCGGCACGATCCCGTGGACCGCCGGCACTACTACGCAATTTCCATCAATAGCATTTAATAATATGGCTTTTAATTGGCCAAACGGTTATAGCTTTATACAGTTTGCTAAGACCGCCGCTAACGCTAATTTTACGCGCGTACTACCTTATGGCCAAGCCATAGGCGCGGATACAAAGACAAACTCATACGCAACGACTCCGGCCGTACGCGAAGCCGCGATGATCTTGGCCGTGGACATTTTCCAAGCCCGGCAGGTTAGCCAAACCGGCGGCGTATCCATCGATGGTTTTAGCCCTAGCCCTTACCGTATGGGTAATAGCATGATCGGCAAGATACGAGGACTTATAGCCGGGTATCAAAATCCTAATGCGATGGTCGGATAATGCCGGTACCTATTACTACTCTACGTGCCTCACTAGCTGCGGCCCTTGCTAATGCAAACGTTTGGAATACTTACAGTTTTCCGCCTGCAACCATCACCGCTAATAGTGTGATCGTGGCACCGGCAGATCCTTACATAACACCGACTAATAACGATTATGCAAACATTTCGCCTATGGCGACTTTTAAGATTATTTGTACCGTGCCGATGTACGACAATCAGGGCAATTTACAAGGCATCGAGTCGCTTGTATGCGCCGTATTCCAAAAGTTAGCAGCCTCGCCTATCGTTATGAATATTGGGGCCGTAAGTGCTCCGAGCGTACTCAGCGTACAAAGCGGCGATTTACTAACGACCGACATCACTATCTCAATACTAACCGAGTGGAGTTAAGCATGAGCCTAACCGATGAAGATATCGCCTTTCTTATCAAGATAGGGCAGATCACCGAAGCACCAAAAAAAGAAACAAAAACACATACACCTACTACAGAGAAAAGCGAGGAATAGGCGATGGCCGTATTTCTATCAAACGGAGTAGTCGTAACCCTTAACTCGGTTGCACTCTCTGATCACGTTACAAGCGCGACAATTAACCGCGTATTCGAGGAGCTGGAAGTCACGGCAATGGGAGATAGCTCAAGAAAATTTACGAAAGGCCTTGAGACTTCTACGATCTCTCTAGACTTTTTAAGCGATACCGCAGCAGCTAACGTAAACGCAACGCTACAAGCTGCGTGGGGTACGACCGTACCAATTACGCTAAAGCAAACTAGCGCGACTACCTCAGCTACTAACCCTCAGTACGCAACTACCATCCTGGTAAATAACACGACAGATATTAACGGCGCCGTCGGAGATATCGGTACTCAGAGCATCACGTTTACGTGTAACTCACCAATCGTAATTACTACCGCACCATAACAAACTAACAAAGGGGCAACAAATGGCACGACTCAAAATAACAAGGGCTACAGGCGAGGTAACAGAGCATCAGATCTCGCCGCGAATTGAGTACGCCTTTGAGTTATATGCAAAAAAAGGTTTTCACAAAGCCTTTAGAGATGACGAGAAACAGAGCGACGTTTACTGGTTAGCGTGGGAGTGCCTACGTACTAGCGGCGAAACGGTACCGATGTTTGGGGCAGAGTTTTTAGATACCTTGGCAAAAGTCGAGGTACTAGACGATCTACCTTTAGCTTAGGGCGCGGCACTTTAACTCATTTGGTAGCGCAACTATCAATACGGTTAGGGGTCGCGCCTCAAGCGATACTCGACTTAGATGCCGAGATGTTTAAGATGTTAGTAAAGGTATTAAACGAGCAAGCGGAGGAGGCTAATAAAAATGCCGGTAGCTATAAAAGGCGTACGCGAAACCGTTAAAGCTCTCCGTCGGCTAGATCCTGAAATGCTTAAAGAGATGAACGCCGAGGTACGTGCGGCTATGTTGCCTATCCGGGACAAGGCACGAGGCTACGCGCCAAGTCCTCAGCCCGATAATCTTTATATGTGGCGAGAGGGCAGCGCAGGTAAAACTATAACCGCACGTAACTCGATGTTTAGGACTTTTAATACTGAGGGTCGTTTACGTATGTTTCCACTTTATGATGCAGAGACCGTTAAAAAAGGGATCTATTACTCTCAGGCTCCTAGTAAAAAAAACCGCAACGGATGGCAAGCTCTTTATTTTGTAGCTAATAAGTCTGCCGCCGGTGCTATTTATGAGACCGCCGGACGTAAAAACCCGGGCGGAGATCCTAATAGCCGATCTAATAATCCCGGCGCAGGTGCTCACTTTATTAGCCGTATGGGACCACTTTACGGAGATAAGCAAGCCGAGCGCGGCCGTATGATCTATCGCGCGTGGAAAGAGGATCAAGGCAAGGCTCAAGATGCCGTTTATAGAGCTATAGAGAAAACGGTAGATAACTTTAATAATGGCCGTTACGGTATGGCCACTTACGCATTGGCCGCATAATGGCGATGCCTAACTTAATCGTATCCGCCGTAGCCGAGTGGAACGGAAAAGCGTTATCTAAAGGCTCAGGTCAGATAAAAGGGTTTGAGAAAACCGTAAAGAATTTAGGACGTACCCTTGGCGTAACTTTTAGCGCCGCTGCACTTTTAAGTTACTCCAAAAAGGCCGTATCAGCCTATGGCGAGCAGATCGCAGAGGCTAAGCGCCTCGATACCGCTTTACGTAATTTAGGTTTTAATTTTGCCACCGCTGAGGCAGAGGGTTACATCGATGCCGTAGAAAAGGCCACCGGTGTAAATCGCGACGTACTCCAACCCTCATTTATCCAACTAGCTCAGGTAACTAGATCTACCACTATCGCTCAATCAATGCTTAACACCGCACTCGATGTAAGTGCCGGTACGGGCATGGATTTAGTCTCAGCTACAAAAATTCTAAGTCAGGCATACGTAGGTAATCTAAAAGGCTTACGTCAATTAAATTTAGGTTTAACTCAGGCAGAGTTAGCAAGTAAGTCATATCTTGAGATAGAAAAACTTATAGCAACACAATACGCAGGCCAATCTAAAAACGCGGCAGACTCTTACGCCGGATCGATGGCTCGCCTTAAGATCGCGGCAGAGCAGGCAAGCGAGCAGATCGGCGGAGCTCTTGTAACCTCTCTAGGTACATCTGCCGGCGGTATGGATAAACTTATTGCCAAGGTCGATAGTGCTGCGGACTCCATCTCGGGCCTTATTACTAACACGTCATACCTAGCTAAAGAGCTTGGTAATTTATTCTCTAGTATCCCGGGCGCAGGTGTTTTAGAGGATGCCGGTAGAGCTCTTAAGAATTATCTCGGTAGGTTTTCGATCGGTGCTTTACGCCGAAATGTAGACATAGTTTTAGGCCGCCAAGGTGGTTTCCCTCAGGGCTTACCGGCAGATCTTAAGAATTTTCAGAGCCAAACTGAGAAAACTAAGATGGACAAAGAGGCGCTCAAACGCCAAAAAGAGCTCATCGCTTTACAGAAAAAAGCGCAACTAGCAGAAAAAAATAAACTTTCGTTATCAAAGGCTGCGGCCGTATTTGACACTAACCGCATTTCTATCGCCGCTGCACTACAGGCCACGTATGACAAAGAGACACGCCTGCGCCTTGAGGCGCTTATGGCTATCGAGGACGATAACGGCGAGCTTGCTCTACGTAAGATCAACGAGCTAGCGGCCCTGCAAAAAAATGCGGACATGGCCAAACTAGCCGGAGTTACTCAGATCAGCGAGGCCACTCTTTCAGCTCTTAACACTCAATTACTTACAGAGCTTAAGGCAATCAATGATAGCAAGATGGCAGAAAGCGAAAAGGAACGTTTACGCGATATCGCTTTTGGTAAATATAATGCAGCTATTACCGCCGCCGGTGAGCTTGCAGCTAAAGAAAGTTATAGCGAGCGCGTACAGATACAACTAACCGAAATTGCTCGCCTTGCCTCTCTAAGTAAAACTACTAACGCATCTTTAACACTTACAAAGCTCCGCGAGTCGGAGGAGTTATCGATGATCGATCGCGTAGCAGCTGCTCAAAAGAAAGCGGACGAAGCTCGACTAAAGGCGTTACAAGATTATATAAACCTTTTAAGCAAGGTAGGAGCCGGAGCAGGTAGCTCGGGCTTAACTAATATTGGTGGCACTAATTTCGTAACCGGCCCGGTAATCTCTACTAAAGCTATTTTGGACACGGTAACGGCTACCGCTGCGGCTACCTCAATGCTAGGCAGCGATATTAGTGCGACAGAGTTTTACAATAGCCTTACGCCAAGTCAGCAAGATAATTTAGGCGGTTATAGCCCTACAATGAATTACGGCTCGGGATATCCGCAAACTTATAATATAAATATTAGCGCCGGAGTTATCGCGCAACAGGACGAATTTACTACTCTCGTGCAAGATACGATCCAACGCCTTAACCGAGGCGGCGACCCGATTAGTACGGCCGGTGCACTATGACAGTCCCTACGATTAACGCGGTTATTAACTTTTCTACAGGCCCGGCTTTTGCTCAAGCTATGATCTTAGGTAGCGGCCAATTAGGTACAAACGTATTAGCAGAC